AGCGACTCAACTGCTGAGCTAGTGTTCTAGCTACGTCTTTACAACCATTGTGTTGAAGACCTGCTCCACAAGTGAAGCAAGACGTCTGCTCCTCATCTCCTTTCTTTCCATAAATGGAAGTCGGGGGTCTGGTAAGTAGGCGTACTCGTCTGCCAATTTCCGCAAGTCATCAATGTCGACCATATATTGGTCTAGTTGTTGCAAGCGGTCCAAGCGTTTTCTAAGGTCCTTTAAGACCTGCGAGTGCGCAAAGGTAGGCTTACGATTTTGAGTTAGGTCTGCCAATGGACCTTCCCTGAATTTCAAATACTCGACTAAGTCGGCGTATAGATCTTCAGTCTTGCTCTGCAGCTTAGAGAAATAAGTACTTACGTACCGACTTTCAAAAGCTTGGGATGTTACATCCAACCACGGGCAATTGTCTTCATACCCCGGCATGCCGGGCTTGATTACGCCGTCCAGTGGTTCAGTAGCAAGAATCCACACTAATTTGCGATCTTGCTCCTTCGGGAACAAGGCAGCTATTAGCATTGGAGGAAGCTCAGGACTGATCTCGTACCGAGAAACTAGTTCAGCGATACATGTTGGAAACATGTACGGCTTCTTAATGTCTCGGACGAATCCAGGTGTGACAGGTGTTAGGCAAGTACCATTTAGGTATAATTGTTTAGCCACCTCAGCGCCTCGGAAGACATCCGAAGTGGATTCAACAGTCTTACCAGCATTTATTTGCAGGCCTAGGCCCGTAATTAAACTACGGTATTGACTAGCGATAACCTGATCACTTATTATCACATCATCACCAATCAGCCTATAACTAGACTGAGGTTGCGTTACATTGCCTTTGAAAGCAGCGTAGTGCACAACAAGGTGATGTGCCAGTGAACACAGTGGCCACGAGGCGTAGCAACCCATTGGTTGCCCTGTCCCGTACTTCACCTTAACTTCAGGATCCCATGCTAATGAAAACTCGCGTTCCGAAAGGATCGTCCAGAATTCTTTAGCTAGGTCATCGTTCCCCACAAGTTCCCTTAGGAGCTCGCGTTGTACGATGCCTGGAAATCTATCCGTAAAAGCGGTAAGATCCGCACAATAGGCATATGACCCGAAGGTCGTAACCGCCTGCGCGAACTTTCCAACATTACGGTGAGAGAAGGTGCCGTCTGCCTTCAAGGCTTTAAGCACTTGCATTAAACCGTCATGAAGAGGTTTAAGCGCACGCTGGCTATAGTAGTCTACGACCGCTATAGTCCTCGTTTTACCAGATTTCTCTGGAAATTGAGTCAGCTTTGAAAGAGTGGGTGGGTTAGTAGTTTTGTAACTACTAGCACGCTCCTGCAGACCATTTGTGTCTTTGAGATACTTCTCAACTGCGCGTATCGACCCACGCAAGTGGGGAGTACCAGATAATAACTGAGAGTCTAGGTCACTTGACCACAAGGCTGGCCCGTTAGGACCATTCTTTAATGTCATGTGATACTTCATTTCTTTGATTGTTAGTGGCCGAAGCCGCTTCACAAACTTGGGTATGAAGTTAAGGATTTCTGCTAAGATCTGTTCGTCAAGACCACTAGGTGGTTCAACGACAGTGCTTATATCTTTCGAGATAGGCAATCTTAGTAGTTCTACTGCACGGAAAACGCTAAGCGTCAACCAAACGGTAGTGGAATCTGATGAGCGTAAGTAGCTTCGCAAACTGCTTATGCATTTCGGATATCCGTCCTTCCTAGATTTTGTCCATGGAATAGGTTCTATGGCTTGGTAAAGAGCATATCGCTCGGCGACCGTCATCAAGTCTTTCATAAACTTGACAGCGTTAGCTTTGCCTTTATGCTTCAACCGGTGCTCATAGAGCTTAACCCATTGTTCGACAACTGGTTGTATATCAGTGCCAAGAATTTTCGCAAAGCGAGTTAAGTCTTTGTGAAATACCTTGTACATAATATACTCCATTAAAA